AACTCATATTGAAGGGTATAATTTCTATAGATGATTGGAATGATATTTCCCAAAAATTAATTTTCGATTTCACTCAAGATTCTTATTATGCAGAAATCAAAAATTCCGAAATGATTAGTTTTAGAATTGATTTACTGTCTAATATGTCAGATTATGTAGGTAAATATTATTCAAATAAATGGATTATGACAAATTTGTTAAAGTTTACTGAAGATGAAGTCAACGCAATGAAAAAAGAAATTACTGCCGAAATGAAAGATCCTATATTCAAACCAGATGAGGATGAAGATGGCGGTGGTTTCGGTCGGTAATATAAATAGAATATGAAAAGGAATATAAAATGAGTGATAAAAACATATATTTAGATATTGTAGATAATGCAGTATTGGGAAATCCGGTTGATGCTGGAAAATCTATAGAGAATGCTATAAACGGTAAAATTAGTGACTTACTAAATACATATAAAAAAGACCTATCAGACGGTGTATTTGCCGATGAAGAAGAATTTGATGATGAAGAGGTCGAAGAAGAAGACGAAGACTTATTGGATTCAGAAGATTAAAAAAAAAGGAAATTAAAAATGTTATCATTTGCAGAATTTCACGATGAAGAGCTTGAAGAAGCAGTAGTAGTTAAAAACCGCATTAGAGGCGGCAAAAGACAAAGAGTCAAAGTTTCTTCTAAAAAGGGCAAAGGATGGACTCTTGATAGAAAAACTGGCCGCGAAAAAAGAATTTCACCTAGCGATCTTAAAAAAATGAGTATTCGCAATAAAAGAGGTGCAAGAAAGAAAAAAGGTAAGGCTGCAATGACTGCCGTGAAACAAAGAAGGTCTAACGCTAAAAGAACAGGATTTGCAAGATGAAACTTATAACAGAAGTATTCGAGGATTTGATTGTAGAATCTAAAGGAAAAGAACTCTTTATCGAAGGCGTTTTTCTACAGTCCAATATTAAAAACAGAAACGGCCGTGAGTATCCAGCAGAAATAATGGATAAGGAAGTCGAAAGATATAACGAAAAGTATGTCCAAAAAAATCGTGCATTTGGCGAGTTGGGACATCCAGAGGGACCTTCTATTAATTTAGAAAGAGTCTCCCACATGATTAAGTCTCTTAAAAAAGAGGGCAATAATTATGTCGGTAAAGCAAAGATTATGACAGAGACTCCTTATGGAAAAATTGTTAAAAATCTTATTCAAGAAGGTGCAACATTAGGTGTTTCTTCTAGAGGTATGGGTAGCGTAAAAGAGTCCGGCGGTAAAAATATCGTCCAAGACGACTTCTATCTTGCCACCGCAGCAGACATTGTTGCAGACCCAAGTGCTCCAGATGCGTTTGTCAACGGGATTATGGAAGGTAAAGAATGGGTATGGGATAACGGAATTATGAAAGAGAGTCAAGTTTCTCAGTATAAATATTCCTTAGATAATAAAAAAAGAATTGAGACTGAGAAATTGAAAATCGATCTTTTCGAAGATTTCATGTCGAAATTGTAAATATTATAAATAAATATAAATTAAACTCACTAGGAGACATAAAAATGACAGATTTAGAAAATACAGATCTTGTACAAGATGAAGCAATTTCCGAAGAAGAAATTGTGGAAACAACAGATACAGATATTGATGATTCTGACGATGTAGAATCAATCGTTGAATCGGAAGAAGTAGTAGAAGAAGCTTCTGATGACGATGAGGCTGTTGAAACTGATTTGGACGAAGAAATTGAAACTGATGAAATCGTCGAAGATCTAGAAGAAATTATCGAAACCGAAACATCAGTATCCGATCACCAGATTACCTCAGAAGATCTTGACGTACAAGAAGACATTGATGCCATGTTGAATGGCCAAGATTTGTCGGAAGAGTATCAAGAACAAGTTAAAACAATATTTGAAGCCGCTGTAGTTAATAAAGTCAATGAAAAAATCGAGGACATTTATTCAACATACGAAAGCGACATCGAATCACATGTTGTAGAAATTAGACAAGAATTGTCTGAAAAAGTTGATGAGTATCTTTCTTATGTTGCGAGTGAATATATCATAGAAAATAAACTCGCAATCGAAAGTGGTCTCAAAATGGAGATTATGGAAAATTTCATGTCTGGTATCAAAGGTGTTTTCGAAGAAAACTATATCGAACTCCCAGAAGAGAAACTAGACCTGTATAGTGAAGCTCTTGAAACTCTCGATTCGAAAGAATCTGAGTTGAATGAGCAATTTGAAAAGAATATTCAACTGAACAAAAGATTGGTTGAATTGGAAAAAGACATCGTATTAATGAATGTTACTGAAGGACTCACAGACACCCAAGTTGATAAAATTAGAAATTTGAGTGAAAATGTAGAATTCGATAACACTGATGATATGACTAAAAAAATCACATTGATTAAAGATAATTATTTTCCGTCTGAGACAAGCGTTGAAAGCGGTATTCTTGATGAAAGTGCATTAGAAACTTCGGTAGAAGATTCGCCAGTGGTTCAAGAGGAAAATAAAGTTCAATCGCCTAGGACTATCATGGATGTGTACGCACACGCCTTGAATAAACCTAAAGATTAAATTTTTATAAATAATAAATGATAACATATAAAATCTACTAAGGAGATAAAAACATGCACGATTTAAATGAAAATTATGTACAAGGCCTGAAAGAAAAGTGGGCTCCAGTACTCGATCACGAAGACCAAGCGCCTATTAAAGACGCATATAGAAGAAATGTAACTGCAATTCTTCTAGAAAACACAGAACAGGCAGTTCGTAAAGAAAATGCTCTAGGAAGTCAATCAATGCTGTCAGAAGCAGATGTAGTGGCAAACGTAGCACCTACAACCGGCGCCCTAGGCGGTGACGGCGCAATCAAGTATGCAGACCCAGTGATGATTTCTATGATTCGCCGGACAATGCCAAACCTGATGGCGTTTGACATTCTTGGTGTGCAACCAATGACAGGACCAACCGGTCTTATCTTTGCAATGAAGTCAAACTATTCTACCCAAGGTGGAACAGAAGCTCTGCACGATGAAGCAGACACCGGATTTTCTGGTGCTGATGCTGCTGGAAACGCACATGCAGGAACAGACCCATTTGCCGGTTCGTCAATTGCAAGTGGCGGAATTGTAGAAAGTGCTGCTGGTTCCACAACTGGTGGGCCAGGTACTACTGCTCAATTCGAAAAATTGGGTGATGGTGTTACCTCTGGTGCTCCAACTGCTGATGGTCACTTCAACCAAATGGCATTCAGTATTGACCGCACTTCGGTTACTGCAAAAACTCGCGCACTCAAGGCAGAGTACACAACTGAATTGTCGCAAGACTTGAAAGCTGTACACGGTCTGGACGCAGAGTCAGAACTGTCAACTATTCTTTCGACAGAAATTAATGCAGAAATCAACCGCGAAGTTCTGCGTACTCTTTACGATCAAGCTAAACTAGGTTGTGTCGCACAAACCACCACACAGGGCGTATATGACCTTGCAACCGACACTTCTGGTCGTTGGACTGTTGAAAAAATCAAAGGTTTGATTTATCAACTAGAACGTGAAGCAAATGTAATTGCAAAAGAAACTCGTCGCGGTAAAGGCAACATGATTGTCTGTTCTGCTGATGTTGCTTCTGCTCTTGCAATGGCGGGTGTACTCGACAACAACCCACAAATGTCAGTGAATCTTTCTTCGGATGATACCGGACAAACATTTGCTGGTGTTATGAATGGTCGTATGAGAGTTTATATCGATCCATATTTCAACTCTGCCGGTGCACATGACTTTGCAATGGTTGGTTATAAAGGTACTTCAGCTTATGACGCTGGTTACTTCTATTGCCCATATGTTCCAATGCAAATGGTTCGCGCTGTTGGTGAGAACACATTCCAACCAAAAATCGGTTTCAAAACCCGTTATGGTATGGTTGCTAATCCATTCGCTGGCGCTGCTCGTACTGCGGCTGCAGATGGTGCTTTCCCAGTTACCGGCAACAGATACTACAGACTTATCAGAATTGACAATATCAACGTATAAGTTTAAAAAATACTGCAAAAATAATGCAGGAACTTCGGGGGGATTTTATCCCCCCTTTTTTTATGACTAAATAGTAGTGTAATCAGGAGAGAATAATGGACACGTCTGTATCAAATATGAATTACCTAAACACTCAAGTATTTCAAATGGACATCCCTTTGGCGCCGAGTGTCAATGAATATATCCAATCTGTCAGTTTGCCAGGCATTACATTAGGTGAAGCTCAAATAGAAACTCCATTTATTAGACAACCAGAACCTGGCGATAAACTGATATTTTCTCCAATTTCAATATCATTTTTAATTGACGAACATATGAAAAATTGGAAAGAAATATTTAATTGGATGATTGCATTAGGATTTCCTACCAGCTTACAACAATATGGCGTTTTACCACATCAAGTTAATAGAGCAGATAGTAGTCAAATAACTTGCGACCTAACAATATTGGTTCATGACAACTATTCTAAACCAATTTTAAAATTTAATATGTTTAATGCATTTCCTATAAATCTAGGTGATATTCCGATATCAACAGTAGAAACAGACGCTCAAGTTCCTATGTGTACTGCTGATTTTATGTATCAACATTATGAAGTTGAAACTCTTATATAATTATTTTTGAAAGAACATTATGAACGAAAAATATTCAGTGAAAATGGCTGAGTTGATGAAAGAGTCTGAAACAGACATTAAAATCAATTTTTTAAGACTAGAAGAAGAGTTGCCACACAATCAAAATTTGATTGGTAAGTGGATGACATATCAACAGGTTTATCAGACAAAATATCAATTTTTAGAACTCGACCATAGAATTGTTGTGGCCGAGAAAACGAAATACTACACCGGAAAGCTTTCCGAAGATGAAATTCTTGCAAAGGGTTGGGAGATCGAAGGCACGAAGATTTTGAAAACAGACCTGCATGTCTGGACTGATAGCGATTTAGATATTGTCAAATCCAAAAAGAATTTATTGATATTAAAGCAACTCATACAGTTAATCGACAAGACTTTAGATATTCTTATAGATCAAAAAAAGTGGACAATTAAAAATTATATAGACTATAAGAAATTTATCGAGGGTAATTAATGAGTAGATTTTTCGTGAAAAAATTAAACGAGGTGCATGTCGAAATAGATGCCTCAGAATTTCACATGTTAAAAGAATTGGTGGACTATTTCACATTCAAAGTGCCAGGCGCTGAGTTTATGCCGTCTTTTAAAAATAAAGTATGGGACGGTAAGATACGGATGTTCAATCCTATCAATAGAAAATTATATCTTGGATTGTTGAATCATCTCGATTACTTTTGCAGAAAAAATAATTACACTGTAGAATTTGAAAACGATTTAACGGATAGAAATTTTTCAATAGAAAATCTGGCCGAGTTAGTAAGACACATAAACCCCCACAGCCAAGGGAAACCGATAGGTTATAGGGACTATCAATTAGACGCCATACATCACTCCATCGTAAACAACAGGACGCTTCTGGTGTCGCCCACTGCGTCTGGCAAGTCATTGATTATCTATACATTGTGTAGATTTTACAACATGCACCCAAAAGTAAAGTCAAAGAAAATTTTAATCATTGTTCCAACTGTATCTCTTGTGCAACAAATGTATGGCGACTTTAAAGACTATGGATGGAATGTCGAAAAGTATTGTCATAAAATATCTGCCGGTATCGACAAAAATACAGATAAGAAAGTTGTCATATCAACTTGGCAGTCTATCTATAAAATGGGATTTGACTATTTCGATCAGTTTGGAGTTGTCATAGGCGATGAATGTCATTTATTCAAGGCCAACTCACTGAATAAAATTATGGACAAAATGACAAACTGCAAATATAGATTTGGCACAACTGGTACACTGGACGGCACAAAAACTCATAAACTGGTTTTATCTGGTATGTTTGGCGATGTAAAACAGGTGACCACAACTAAAGCTTTGATCGACAGTAAGACTCTTGCAGATTTTAGAATCAACTCTATTGTTCTCAAATACAAACCGGAAGATTGTAAATATATAAAAACTCTCAAATATTCTGATGAAGTCGAATGGATCGTAACAAATCCAAGGCGTATGGCCTTTATTAAAGACTTGACATTGACACTGAAAGGCAATACATTAGTTTTATATAACTTTGTTGAAAAACATGGCATACCGATGCACAAAATGATAGAAGATGCCGCAGAAGAAGGCAGAAAGGTATTTTTTGTGAGTGGTAATGTGAAGGCGGATGTAAGAGAAGAAATAAGACATACGACAGAACTAGAAAGTAATGCAATCATTGTCGCCTCATATGGCACCTTTTCAACTGGTATAAATATAAGGAACTTGCACAACGTAGTATTTACTTCTCCCTCTAAAAGTAGAATTAGAAATCTACAATCCATCGGCCGCGGTCTCCGAAAAGGAAATGGAAAAACAGCTGCCGTATTGTATGACATTGCAGACGATCTAAGATATAAAACATATATGAATTTCGCCATACGACATTTTTATGAGAGAATAAATATTTACAACGAAGAAAAGTTCGAATTCAAAATTAATGAGGTAAATCTTTATGACTAATGAAGAAAAAAATATTTCAGAATACAAAGTATTACGACTTATGACAAAGGAAATAATTATTTGTAAAGTGGATAATTCAGGCCCAGAAGCGACGAATTGGTGGACACTCGAAGATCCATTTGAAATAAAATCTTTTATGAATCCAAATACGGGAGATTTCAATTCTACACTTATTGATTGGTTGCAGTTCGCCTCAAGCACAGAAACAAAAATAAGCTTAAATGATATTTTAACGGTTTCTGATCCAGACGGTGAAGTGCTAGAACACTATATTTCTATTGTAAAAAGAAAAAAAGGTATTGTTGAATATCAAGTAAAGGATAGTGGTGAAGCCTTAGAATTAGTAGAAAAGATAAAATCAAAAGAACTAGAACCTTCATTTGAGGATTATATGGAAATTCTCAATACCAATAAAGTATATCATTAATTAATATTCTTTAAAGGTACACATACCTATTGTAACACCGAAATATCACCCTGTCAAGAAGAAAAACAAAATTATTTTCTATTGACATGATCTTTTTTCTGTGGTATTATAGAGTAATTATATTGACAAGGATATGTTATGGCAAAAAAACAGAAAAGAAATCACTATGTTGACAACAAGCAATTGTTGGCTGCAATGATTGTATACAAAGATGAAGTGAAAAATGCATTAGAAAAAGAGACCGAAAGGCCTAGGGTTCCCAACTACATAGGGGAATGCATCATGAAGATTGCACAACACCTATCCTATAAACCTAATTTTATCAATTATACTTATAAAGATGAAATGATATCTGATGGTATAGAAAACTGTCTTTTGTATATAGATAATTTCAATCCAGAAAAGTCAAGCAATCCATTCGCATATTTCACTCAGATTATCTATTATGCCTTTATCCGTAGGATTCAAAAGGAAAAGAAGCAGACTTATGTGAAATACAAGTCATTAGAGAATCAAGAATTGATAGATGAGATTATGCAAGGCCCTAATGGTACTCCGGTAAAAAATAATTTTATGGAATTTATTCAGTCAAATATGGATGACTTTCTTTCAGACTTCGAGGAAACTCAACGTAAGAAGAAAGAAAAGGCCAAAGAAAAAAGAAATAGCAAGGAAACTGAAAATCCATGAAAATTGCTTTGATTACGGACACCCATTTCGGCGCGCGTGGTGACTCTTTGTTGTTCCATGAATATTTTATGAGGTTTTATGATGAAGTCTTTTTTCCTTATCTCGAAGAAAATA